GTAGCCCTGAGATGATCTCCCAGAAGTTTATGATGAACTGCTCCATTTAATTCTTAATTCCTAATATTTCTCTGTTAGCATTGTCAAGAATTTTTGGGTCCCACGCCTCACCTTCTTTCTTTGTGTGGTGTAGGTTCAAGTAAATTTTATACATTGCTTTCTTTTGTTCCTTCTCACTAGCATTAGGATCTAGTAAAGATTTAATTAGTTTGTCACTTCCTTCTTTTTCAAGTATGTCACCTAAAAATAAAATAGTCTGCTGATCTGGTGTCAGATCTTCAACCTTACCTGTTTTAAATACCTCGTCTAACCACGGAGCATCTATTCTTTTCTTAGCTCTATTTACAGCAGTCTGTAAAGCACTTTGTCCTCCTTCAGTGCCTACTAAAAACTGATAAAGTCCTGTAGCTGAGCTTGCTTCTTTTCCCTCTAATGGTTTATTTCTTGCTTTAGGATTTCCAGAACTTTCTGCTCTACCTACTTTAAGAGCAAAGTCATATAGGATGTTCCTTGCTCTAGTTGAATCAAGACCTTCCATTCCTGATCTGTTTAAATGTTTTGTCATCAGTGTTTCTGCTAATGGAGATCTTATTTGATTGACATCACTGACATTACTTACGTCTACTACTTCTGCTCTTCTTGTAGGAATAACCTCCATCTCAGGAGTAGACAGGATGTTACCAAACGCATCATAGTTATTACTCATCATGTCCATGTTTTATTTCCTCGGTTGTTCAGGAGTTTTAAATCCCTCTGTTTGTTTTTCTAGGTTGTCCAAATATGCATCAAGTTGTTCTTCAGTTGTTAGATCTTTAACCGCTTGATCTGCTAATGTTGCAGCAGGACTTGATAAGCTATCGTCTTTTACAAAAGATGGTATTACTACTACTTCTGAAACAACTGCACCAAACCGATCATAAGTAGGATCAACCAAATCACCTTTCTCATTAACGTCAAGTCTTGGATTACCTAACTCAAGACGTACCTCTTCAATACTTTTACCTTTTAAGTTTTCGTATTGATCTCCGTATGTAGGAGACTCGACAGGAGGTGGCATACCTAACTGACCTCCGAACATTGTTTGTCCTTCTAATAAACTACTAGGGTCAGGAATAACAGTCCCCATAGATGGAACAGGAGCTATTGGTCTTTCCATCGAACCTCTTTGTGGATTAAATTCTTGTCTGGTTGGAGCAGGAGGCTGTCTGGTCATAGATAAAACATCGCCAGTAAACAGTCCAGAATTGTCTATAGGACTTTCAAACGCTGATCTGTAATCATCCATGACAGGAGGTCGTATATCTTGTAATACTGACTCATAAGAAAGTGGCTCTCCTACAGTACCTGCTGTTCTTCTAGGAAGATCATTTGGCATTCTTTCTGGAGGTTCATCACTACGTCTGCTAGGAACACGAGGTGGTAAAGGAGGTGGAGGTGGTTCTTGTTCTACCTGTATGGGTTCTCCTCCTAACATACCAGATGTGAATCTAACAGTAGGTTGCTCATAACGATCAAAACTATATTCCTGTCTAGGAACAGGATTTAGAGGTTTGTAAGAATTATAAATATCTTCAGAGTAATCTTGATACGAAGGACCAACAGGTTGCTGTGCAGCAGTTCCTCTTCCTATTCCAAATTCTCCAAGTCTTCCTACTAAATTGTTTAACAAACGGTCTAATCGACTAGCCATTATTCTTCCTCTTGTGTAGATCTTTCAAACATTCCTAAGTAACTAGGCGTAGCTGATGGTACTACTTGTGCTGCTTGCTGCGCTCTTCTTGCTGTTCTACCTGCAAGTTGTGAGGCTTCTCCAACAAATCTAGGAGAAGCAAGAGCCAATGGAAGAATAGAAGAAGGACTAAGCAAACCAGCACCCACGCCATAAGCTGCACCTCCTGTTGCTAATGCGCTTGTTACTCTTCCTTGAAGTCCTCTAGGAACAACAGAACTTAACTCCTGACCAGCTAACTGCGACATAAATTTCTTACCTCCTGTCACTCCTTCTAATTGCTGTGCTAAGTTTAATCTCTGTCCGTAGTTAGTAGAAACACCATCTCTCATTGAAGTTAATAGTTTTTTTAATGCTACTTCTGCTGTTTTCTTGTCTCCAACACTTAATGCTTTTTCAATCTCTTGAATTGTTTTTGAAGCATTCTCGTAGCTCTTCATTACTTTACTGTAGTTAGGATCAACATCATCAATTGACTTTCTAACTAATTCAGCCATCTCAGAAAGAGCAGACCTAGCTTCTCCTATATAATTCATAGATTCAGAGTTTAAAGTTCTCTTCAACTCATCAAAGTCAGCCAGTGATTTGTAATTTTGTTTTTCAGCTCTTTGTAATATTTCTGCTGCTTTTTCAGCAGCCTCTATAGTAGAAGCGTTTGTTGTTCTTATATTTTGAAGCTCAATCAATTTAGCTCTAAGAGGTGATAAAGATAAGTTAATATTTTTTAAATTTGCTTTACCTTCTAAATAATTTCTTCTTCTTTGTTTATACAAAATATCTAAATTAAATCTAGCGTTGGCTACCACTTCTGTAGGATCTGCTTTTCCAGTTAAGCTATCTCTAAATCTCTTGACAGCATCTCCTCCTTCTTTACCAGCTTTGTATGCTTGAGAAACAGCTTCTCTTCCAGTCCCAGAGGTAAAAGATAAAGTAGTTGCTACAGCAGGTGCTATAAGTTTTTTGTTTCCTACTTTAGCAACCTTACCTAAACCAGCAAGACCAAAAGTAATAGGATCTATCCTTGCAGCATATTTTGCAGCCTTTTCTAACCCAGCAGGAACTGTTGCTAGTTTAGCTCCTCTACCTGCTTTAGCAGCAGTGGCTACTACTTTAGCTGCTATGGTTGCTCCTCCACTAAGTACACCAGCTAAGTCAGCCATAAACCCTGCTGAATCTGTAGCTACAGTTCTTTTAATATTTTCCATACCACCGTATCTATCAGCAAAATACTCACCTACCGCAGAAGCTAATTGCTGACTTTCTTCATCTTCTCCAATAAGTTGAACAACTTCATCTGGTAAAGTGTTTTGTAAAATACCATAACCTAGTTGACCTACAGTTTTTGCTGTTTCAATAGGACTCGATACAGCGTCCCATAAAGCCATAGCTTCTCTCTTAGCAGAAGCACCAAAGCCTGAAACAGCTTCTTCAGCTACCTGTCCTAAACCTACATCGGTATAATCTTTTTTCGTAGGAGTAGGAATAGGATCTGGGTCAGGAGTTGGCTGTCCTTTTGGTTTCCTACTAGCTTTGTATTGCTTTTTTGCTGCTGCTATAATCTGTTCTTGTGTTGCTCCTTCAGGACCAGTAACAATTAACTCAGTACCGTCAGGTGCTGTAACTTCATAATCTACTAGAGTTGCCATTACTTATCCCTTTACATTACTATTGTATTTTTTGGTTTAACTGTCCAATCACCGCCACCACCTTCACCATCTTCAAGAGTGCTAGGAGGAGGAGTAGATATGTCAGCACCTAGTGAGTCTAAGTATTTTTCAGAACTTCTTAAAGATGCTTCTAATCCTGAAGTGTTATATCCTGAGTCTTTGTAACCCTTAATAAGTTTAAGAAGTCCTAATCTAGCCCACTTAGATTGATTTATAAGTTTTTCTTTTGCTATTGCTGGAGAATCAGTTTCATTAATCTTAATTTTATTAAACTCTTTAGCTTCGTTATCTGTTAAGGTTGCTCCGAACAACTCGTTTCTTATCTCACTGGTATACGTATCGTAATCCAGCCACCAGTTATAATATCTTTTAGTTTCTTCAGAAGGTTTCTCATCAAACTTTTTCTTAGCATCTGCTAAAGTTCTTGGTGTTTCAAGACCAGAGAAAGTTTCTTCAAAAGTAGAAGCTAACCTCATACCTGTTTCTACTCTGTTAACCATCTTTATAGTTTTTCCGATGGTCGCTTCTTTTAATGTTTCTCCTTCTCCTCCTAGTGCTTCTCTTTGAGCTTTCTGAACCTCAAACTGCAGCTTCTGAGTTTCTAGGTCTTGCTTCTGTCCTTCTCTTTGAGAGGCTTGTGCAGTCGCTACTCTTGACTTAGCTTCTTCCATAAACTGCATGGCTTCCCTCGGATAACCCCTGTCACTTAACTCTTTAGCCATTTGAGCCATGACTTGAGGATTAGTCATATCCTGTTTACCAAACTTATTCATGACATCTTGCATGACATTGGCTCTTTCCATCTCAGGAGAAGGATCTTCACCAAACAGTTTCATTGTTCTTAGATTCTCTCCTAGACGTACACCTTGCTGAGCAAGACCGCCATACATTCCTAGACCTTGACCAGCTCCTGCTAATCTGTCTCTGTAGTCTTGTCTAGCAAGTGCTTCTCGATCTTGTCTCTTTTTATATTCCAACTCCTCTGGAGTAGGTCCAAACAAAGGTAGTATTCCATTAGCCATAATTATCCTTTAAAATCCGTATGCACTCATAGGTGAAGCTATGTCACCAAACATTCCTCCTGAGAAGCCTCCTGATAATACCATTGGATTCCTTTCTCTGTTCTGATCGTACTTCCCTAAGTTAGGAATAATTGTTCTTTCTTCAATAGGTGCTTGTGGAGGATTAAATATATTACCTATTCCTTTCATTAGATTCTCATTTCCAAACAAACCTTGCATCGCATCATTCTTCATTTGAGCAGCAGCTAGTTGTTGCTGAGCTGTTCCTAAAGCACCTGAACCAGCCATATCAGCACCGTACTGTTGTCCTGACATAGCCGTAGCACCTAAGTTAGCCCCCATAGTTAATGGCTGTTGTGCAAGCTCTTCTAGTCTTGCTTGGTTAGCTAAGTAGCTTTGATATGGTGCTAGTGCTCCCTGCATCACATCGTAACCAGTACCCATCAAAGCACCAGACTTAGCTACTTGTTGACCTCCAAAGTTGACTGCTTGTTGTGCAGCCTGTTCAGCTCCTGCTGCTAGTTGTAGGTTACGTCTGTTACGAGATTCTTGTAATTGTTTAAGTAATGGATTACCACCAGCACCTACGCTTAGACCGCCCTGACCTCTACCAAAAGCAGTCCTAGATAGTCTCTCTTCTTCTTCAATGTCGTAAGGTCTTAATGCAGCCATCTGCCTCTGCATATATTCATTTCTAGCTTGTTCAGGAGAAGTAGCAATGTAGTCTTGTCCGATATTAAATAATCCTTGAGCTGGTGCAGCAAACTGTTGAGCAAACGGTATGGCTTGCTCAGCAGTGTCTAGTCCCTGACCCATCATCACACCAAGTCTGCCTTGTTGTTCTTGTACCGTTTCACTAGGTGTGTAACCAGCAGAAGTAACTGCTCCAGTGACAGGATCAACTTCAAACTCAGACTGACCATAAAGAGTCTTCATCGCAACAGGTCTAAAGAAGCCTTGCTGTCCTAGTTGACGCATTCTTGCATCATACTGAGCAGCCGTTTCTCCAGCTTGTTTAGCTTGCTGCCTACCAGAGATTGCACCACCTACAGCAGCTCCTATCTGCGCTCCAAACGGAACACCTGAGGCTGCTCCTACTATTGGTGCTGCAATTGCTGCTACGTCTTTAATGCTTGAGAATAACCCCATCTTCTTTCCTTTTTAAATTAAGCTGTACGCTTCCACATATAAACTACGATGTACGGTTGAACTACAGTTGCTGTACCAGTTCCTGACGAAGAAATACTGTGAGTATGACCGTCACCATTACCTGTTCCTGTCTCATAACCTGCAGAAGTAGCTCCACCACCTGTAGAATAAGTGCCATATAAATGCCCACTATCGTCAGGACTTCCACCAAAATAAATACCACTTGATCCTGAACTTCCTTGAGGATAACCTGTTGTAAATGTGGGTCCTCGCATTTTGTGATAGTGTTTTGGCATCTGAGCTTCTGTAAGCGCAGTAGATCCAGAAGTACCTGAAGTAGTTACTGAAACACTACCTGTTTTACTACCACCAGTCTCTTCTACAGTGTCAAAGTCTGAGTCACCAGAATCTAAACCAATAGGTACTTTACCTGCACCAAATGCTATCCAAGTACCAAAGCCTAACAAGGTAGAAGGATTAGTAGCCACAGTAGCATTCATGTAAATAGAACCTACAGGATACGCACCTTGCAAAGCACCTTGTACAAAAGATGTTGTTGCTAGCTTATTAGAGCTATCTGTAGAAGGAGTAGGCGTTGGTCCTTCTGGAGTACCTGTAAACGTAGGACTGTTTAGATTAGCCTTAGATGAAACAGCATTAGAGATAGCTATGTACTCTGCGTCTAACTCTGAGCCTTTAATAATCTTCTGCGGATCTCCTGTAGTTAATCCGTCTTTTAATGTAAAGTTAGTTGCTTTTGTATAATCACTCATACCTATCCTTAAATTGTTTTACCTGCTTTAACATAAATATCTATCTTTTGTATTGACAAAGGTGCAGCGTTAATGTCTGCCTCAAAGCCTAACTGCATAATAGAACCTGACCCACCTAAGTTACTGTTGACTTCTTCAAGCACTAGACCACTAGAGTATTCAGATAAAGCATTTGCACTAACCAAATAAATAGTAGCGTTTGTTTCTTCTATATCTCCTGATTCTCCTGTTGTAGTAGGAATGTGATAAAAACCGTCTCCTTCTAATCTGACATTTATAGGTAAGTCATAACCATTACCTTCATCTAATATAGATTTAAAAGCAACTTGATAGTGCGTTCCGTCAGGTGCTGTTAGTGTGTTAGTAGTAGGTGTACTATTACTAAATGACTGACTACCTACGACAGTCGCTCCACTAACTCCATACTTATTGACGTTAAATTCTGATACAACATTAGATCCTGTTTTTAATTTTTTAGTTATAGAACGATATGAGTTAATGTAGTCAAAACCATACTTGAGTGCTACGTCTTGACCTACACCACCTACAACTACAAAGTTACTTTTCTTCAGGAGCTTTAGTGTTGTAGGACTTCCTAAGTCAAAGTAGTTAGTGTAGTAACGTAGTCTGTAAGTAGCTGCGTCATCTAAAAACCCAAAGTATTTACCTATGTAACCTTTTTGTCCTATAAACAAATCGCCTGTATAAGTAACGTGTAATGCCGTAGGTTCAAGACTATCCCAAATAGTAGCCCTTGCTGCGTTATTTTGTAATCTAGCTCGTAGATCAAAACAGTAAACATACTTAGACGTAGGTAGTGTTAATAAATAGAAAGCATCTTTAGGATAGTAAACACCTTTAATCTTTTCTTTGTTAGTCTCTGATTTTACAAACTCAATCAGATCATCTCTTACGTTAAATGAGATGTCGTTAATAGGTGCTGACTTTTCTTGAATGACTCGTGCAATACTTCTAACACCTGTCTCAGACAAGAACATAACATCAGTACCTGTGTTAGCAATACTGTCTCTAGCTATGCAACCAATATCAGCAATTAAATCAGCTAACTGTAAGTTAGTAACATCAATAGGATTAGCGTAGACAGCAATGTTTCTTTTACCGAATATAATCAAGAAACCGTTGTGGGCTGCTAATCCTACTATCTCGTCACCGTTAGGAAACACATCAATTAATGACAAGAAACCTGAGTCACCTGTTGATAGATTAGTACCGTCTAGTAACGAGCTAAAGTAAACTGTTTGTTTATCATTAGCAATGTCTGCCCACCATGTTCTACCATAAGCACCTATAACTACATTAGGCTTAAAGTCAGCAGCAGAAGCGTATGTGGTAGGTACTGTCCCAGCATCGCTAAGTAAGTTAAAACCATAAGCACCTGTGTGGGCATGATCTGCTCCTAGTTTGTGATAGACTAAAGGTAAGTGATTAGCCTGTGCAAAATAAGCGTGAGGACTAGCTGTCGGTCCTTCACCAAATACAATACTAGCACCCATCCATTCGTTTGCTGTAATGCTGTAAGCTGTTGTGCCTGTACCTGCTGCATCAGCCACTGTTGTATCAACTGCTGTAACTAACGTAGAAGCACCGCTAGCCCTAGTAAAAAGTTTGTTGTTACCACCAACAAATGTAACATCTGGATCAGGTAAGTTATAAATAAAATCAATACTGTTAGACGCTAGATCAGAGTTCAAGGATGTGTTTACTTTGCTCCAACCTCGTCTAGCACCTATACGACCAAACTTATCTATGACACAGTTGTATGCCTCTAGTGCAAACCCTGATGATAAATCAACACTACTATCCTGCGTATTAATCCCAAAAAAAGCAGGGGCTGATATTGTGGATGACTGTATTCTTCCAGCCATTAGACTGCTGTCCAGACGTATTGATCGTTCTGTCTGCTCTCTGCCATAGCAATGTGATCTGCTAGTGATGCGTCTGCTAAAGCACTAGCTTCCTGAGATGATAATCCACCATCTTCTCCGCGTTCTGCTACAGCTTTTGCATAAGCATACTTAACTACAGGATCAGAAGGAACAAGTAATGTTGTTGAAGAGTCTGTTAATTTAGGTTGTGGTTTATATAAGTTAAAGAATATGTTTTCAATACCTTTAGGAATAGGAAACAAGTCAACTTGAGTATCACCATTTGCATCTACACCGTTAAAGTTGTAGTACATCGGTGAACTTCTTGATGATTGACCATTTAATAAGTAGTTGTTCATTTTGCTAGAAGTAACACCTTCTAAAAAGTAATCTTCCTCAGAATGAATAACATCCATAACTCTAAATCTTTGCCCAGATCCTGTAAGGACGTAGTTAAAAAGATCGGCAGATGTCGTGACTGTAAGTGTCTCAGTCAGTACATTCCACTGAAAAGAATCTTCTACAATTCTCTTAGCATCATTGATAAACACACCAATTAACTTAGAGTATGGTGTATCTGTCGGAGCAGTTACTTCATCCTCTCTGAGCCTTATTAGTACGTCATTGACTAACTCTAAGTAATTCATTATGTTCTCTTTCTAGCTTTTTTCTTAGCAGAATCAGAAAGCTCACCAAAATGATAAACAGGCTTACTTGTAGATGTGTGTGTCTTATTAGTGTGTAGCTTTCCGTTAGGCATCTTGTGATAAGAACCTGACCACACTGTTCCATCTTTTAAGTAGTGCTTCACACCCTTAGCCATTACTTCTTCTTCTTCTTTTTAGATTTAGTTTTCTTTTTTTCAGGTTTTTTATAATTTCCGTACATAACTATCTCCTATGAGTGAAATTGTGTTGCTAATGATGGTGCTAAATTCATACTAACCATGTAAGTAATTGTGCTTGCTGTATCACTGTTTTGTACTCTTAGTATGTCGTTTTCTTTTAAATCTATTTGTAAGTCGTTTAATAACAAATACTCACCGTTAGTAGCTTGTAATGCCTTAGCATGAGCTAACGGATACTCTGTTGCTGTATGACTGTCGTACCAATAAAGATCAGCGTCTGCGTTACCAGCAGTAGCTAAGATATAAATCATGTGTATCTCAGCAGTGTTCTTAGCTGGGACAGTATACATATCAACCTTTGCGCTATCGTTTGTTCTGGTCTTTACGGCTGTTACGTTTCTTGCCATGAATTATTCTTTCTATTGAGTTGACAAACCCATTCCATATCTCTTGTGGGCTAGGAAGTAACCACCCTAATACCAACAACAATAAGTACCACATTGGTACATTAGTATTATTTTGCACTAGGCTATCTACTTTAGATGTGTTAATGCTGGTGTCATTTTCCTTCTGACTAACATTAACATTCTCACCTTCGATCTTGGTGTTGTCTTGTTGACCTACGACCTGCTGTGTGTTCTCTTTACCTACCTGAGCATTAGCATTGACATTAGTGCCTGATTTGCTTGGCATTATAGCTTTAGCAATACCTAAAGCCGTACATCCTTGTAAAAGAAGCATAGCACAAATAGCAACAAAAAACTTACTTATTTTCATCTGTTTAGGATGAGATCTACCAACCACCCAAAGGAAGCACCTAGTATTAGTAGCAATACACCAGCACCTTTCCATTTAGTTACTAGCTCAGTCATTCCTTGAACGTCTATACGCAACTGTTCCATCTGACGTTGTAGAGACTCTACCTGAGCTTCTAACCTACCTATCTGTTGGTTTAGATCTTCCATCAAGTAGTCCTTTTATTTTTCTTAGGTTTTTTCTTGGCGGTACGTTTAGCTCTTTTAAAATCTTCAGCCGTAGGTGCGCCTTTGTCTCCAGCCTTTTTCATCTTTCTTCCGCTTCTACGTTTAGCGTGTATTCTGTCGTATAATCCGATAGCCATTACCATTTCTCCTTATTAGCCCAGTAAGCTGCTGACATCTTACCTTTAGATATATTCTTAGCGTGTCTTGCTTTAAATGATTTACGTCTAGCTTTCTCTGACGCAGACTTAGGTGACTTACCTGCACCTGATACACCCTGCTGACCAAACCTAATAGTCTTAACCTTGTCACCCTCTTTAGCCACAACAACATGAGACTTCTTAGGATGGTTTGGTGTACGTTTAGGTTTGTTGTAACCTGATACTCCTGCTCTTTCTAGTCTACTGTCCTTTGCCATTGTATACCTCTAACAATTTAACTCTAACTTTTAAATTGTGAATTTCTTGAATTAGTTCTTCTTTAAGTTCTTGTCTAGCGAAAGCGTTTCCAGAACTAGGAATGATCTGACCTTGTGGGTCTACTAGCATTACCATGTTAGCTTGCAACAGTTGTATCTCACCTCTTAAATCATTGACGTTACTAATAACCCACCACATCGCAGCAAGCATTACTGGTATGATTCCAGCAAGTAACGTAGCTAGATCAAAGTTTTTCATTAGTCTGCTGGCTCTGGTTTGTTACCTTCAGCTAACCACTTAAGGTATTCTTGATAGTCTGTGTTTGCTTCATCGAATGGGATGTGAGCATTGTCAGATAATCGGTTAACCATCTGAATGGTTTCGTTTGTAAGTTCATCTATGCCTAATAATTTATACATTTATAACTCCGCACTAGCTGTAAAACTTGTTATGTAAGCATAAGCAGTTGTTGCTGTAGTGTCTGATCTAATTAAAGCGTGGGATGGGTGCGCCTGTTGAATACTCGGCTGACCACCTGCTAAAGAACCATTACTTGATGCGCTAACTGTACAGGTAGGGCTTGTCCTCATAGGCGTTGGAAAAATATATGTAAATGCTCGGTAATGAGTTCCAGTGTAGTTGTCAATTGGATAAGCCCATATATAACGAGTACCAGAAAGATCGGGATTTTGATAGTACCTCTGACACAACTGCAACTCAGTCGTATACGGTCTATGCTCAAACTCAGTAGCTGATGATCCAACCTCTAGCTGGACTCCTGTAACTTGCCATGTTGCGTTTAAAGTACTAATAACATTAACAGAACTATCAGCAGAAAAATTACCTGCACCTACCCATGCTCCAGCAGTTCCTGTGTAAGTAGTGCCTACACCTAAACCAAAATTAACTTGTAATCCCGTTCCTGTATCTGTTACCCATGTTCCAGTAGTATCTCCAGCAATAGTAATTGTTTTTCTTTCCCAAGTATTAGCACTACTAATTGTGTATGTAAAAGGATACGAACGATCACCACCGTTATTACGAAAAGAGCCACCAAATGTTCCTGTTAATGATGACTTAACATAGAAAGATAACGTAGTTGTTTTAGCAGCCGATGTGCCATAATTTAAATCAGAAACAGAAGTGCCTTCAATACGTTGCAAAACTACATTGTAGTCTGCTGCATCTACAGAAGCGTCCGCTGTTGTAGTAGTTACTTTTAAAGAATATTTAAAATCATCAGGAGCGTCAGCAACTTGTTGAAAAGACATTGCCCCAGCAGATTGCTCATATACTCTCCATCGATCTAATGTGTATCCTGAAGTAGTAGTAACAGCAGCACCAGCGTTCCTCTGGTCAATCGCCATGTTGCCATTAATAATTTTGTTCTTACCAATTACGTTATTAGCATTAGGCGTGACACTGTTGATCGTTGTGGTAGCTCCACCGTTAGCATCTGTAATTGCATTGACTGCGATTGTACTCATAATTAACCTTTTGGATACTTGTTTTTAACCGCTTGAATCTGTGCAGCCATGTCATCAGGAAACACACCAGCGTGATACAGTGCGTCTAGTTGATCGCCTATTGCTGGATACTCTAACACTCGTTGTTCAACGTATGCTTTAGAATCTGCTAATGTCTGAGCAGCAGCTAAATCTACTGTCACTACATCACCATTAGCATCGTAAGCAACATCACCTCGAATGTGATCGACTGTTGCATTAAGTTGAAAAACTGCTTCGTTTCTAGTCATTATCCAGCAATCTCCATAAGTGTAATTGATGCTCTACTAGCTGGAGCATCCCATCCATTTGTTCCTGAAGAAACTCTTTCTAATTGCAATCTATATGTTATTGCGCTTGTACTACTTGGAGAATCTAAATGATTTACTGCAAGTATATGTGATGCATTAGCTGACAAATCCCCACCATATGGGCCATTTTTTATATTTGAAGCATCTCTCCAAATCTGTATTTGAATCCAAGTATTTGAACCTCCAACACCAACTCCACCACATGTAGCCGCAATATAAATTTTACTAGATGTACTGCTTGGTGTTATTGCAGCATTAATTATCTCTAGAGAACCAGCACCTGTTTTAGAAACTGTTGACGCTGGGCCACTTGTGCTAACAACTTGCAACACTTTACCAAGAGATCCGTTAATCATTGTCTCAGTAACTGTTGATGTGTCACCTGTAGTTACTACATTTCCTGTAACATCAGGTAACGTCAGAGTTCTATCTGTATTGCTATTAGGGGCAGCAATGGTAAAGTCACCTGTCCCACTAGCATCTCCCTGAATAACAACTCTACTCATTACATATTCTCCACAACAGTTTTAAGTGCGTCTACATCCGCAGCAGCATCGATGTCAGTCTGAACTGTTTCGTACTTAGTCCTGATAGCAGCCCTAGCAGTCTCAGCAGCGTCAGCATCAGCACTGGGGATCTGCTTAGCTATGATGTCATCGTGTGGCTTAAACTCTTCCTCACGGTTAGCTCTACGCATCTCATGTGCAATAGTCTTTGCTTTAGTTAAGTTAGTTACAATCGGCATTATGAGTACTCCCAAGCATTTCTAAAAGTTCTATCGCTAGGAATGTCAGCTACATCTACAATCTGATACGCCTTACCAGTAGGTACATCCTTCTCTGCGATCTGTTCTATTGTTAATCCACAGTTAGGAGCAGGTACTATGACTGCAACTCCTCCGTCATCTGTGGGATATATAATTCTCTTATCCATAATTTCCTCTTTAGTTTATCTATGAAACGCATACATACAGTACGAATAATCGTAAAAAGAATTACTACCATTTACAGTTCCTAAACGTGCAGAAGATGTTGTAGGAGTTGTTGACGATAAAATTCCAAAACTTCCAAGACCTGCTGTAGAAATATCTGCACTAATTGACGTTATTACATAGTTAGCATCTTCCATAGCAGATTCAAAGTTAACTGTATAATCACCAGTTCCGTTATCGGTAATGCTATTTACATTAAACGATCCTCTAATAGCAACTGTTCCAGTACCATTAAAGTTAACCCATGCCTTTGCAGATCCGTTAATCACATTAGTGACCGCAGTAGACTCTGTGTCTAACTCGTCAGCTATTGTTGTTGTCTTTACTTTTCCTGTTTTAAGTGTACTCATTTGATTTACCTAAAGACTGCAATGTTATTTGTTGGGGCATCATAAAAAGTACCACCATCAAAATTATTTCTTATCCTAACTCCTGAAGTTGATTGAGTATTTGTATAAGCTATTGGCCCCCAATAATTTGAACCAGACCAATGACCAGTTGTGTAAACAGTAGAATAATTTGCGTCAGTCATGTTGTTTTGAAAATTGACTGTATAATCACCAGTGCCATGATCGGTAATGCTTGAAACATTTCCTGAGCCTCTAATCATATTAGATGATGCTACTTGACCATCAAAGTTAACCCACGCCTTGCAGGTATAAACTTCTACGTTGCTGGTGTTCTTAATTGTGTCTACCTTGATTGTACTCATGGCTTAGGATTCTCCGTCTTAACAGCCTCAATAGCATCCTTCCAAGTAGTCGTACCATTTACACTATCCCAGTACTGCATATCGAGTTGTTCTTGGATTGATGGATAAGCAGTTGCTCTGTCTCTTGCGTACTGTTTAGCATCGTATTCAGCTTGTAGTCTAATTACTTCAGCGTCTATCTCTGCGTCAGTCGGCTGTGTTTGCTCTGTGTCTAACCACTCAAGCTCATTACCACGCATTGCCCATTGTGCGTCAGGACGTAAAGAAACAATCGCATCTACTTTGTCAGCAACTCCATCTAAGTTAATCATTGTGCGATCTCCGTAGCTGATAAAAGAACACAGTTTGGATAAACAGTACTTGTCGCACCTACGCCAGCACCTCCAATAGTGACTGTTCCAGAATAAGTTTTTGCAAAAATATTATAAGTAACTGTAGAAGTTGTGTTTGGAGAATCAATTATAAACATAGATACGTTTTGCCAAAACGCTGTGTAATAAGCTACACTTCCTGTAAGACCGTTAGCAGAATCTCCACTTAAACCTGTTGTTCCGTTTCTATAAATATCCATAGCAACATAGTGACCAGAAGATAATACTGACGCAGCAAAGTCTATTTTAATTTTACTATTTGCAAATTTAGGCGTAATAGATACTTCAAAACCAGTATCAGTAAGTGTTGACACTGATGCACTAAATTTTGGACGTGCTGTACTGTCGTATGTGACTTGTAATATCTTGCCTTGATTATCAGCACCAGTAGTGTCTTGTATGCTGTCTACTCTTAACGTACTCATAAAATCACCCAGTTTCCACCGCTTGTCACAGTTACTGTAACGCCAGTGCTAATCTCTATGTCACCTATGCTTGCAGCGTTCTTAGTTGCTGCAATAGTGTAGTCAGCGTCAATGCTTTGTTCGTTCTCTATAAAGTTAGGAAACTGTATTCCTGACGATCCGTTTAATGTAATTGACATTTATAACACCACCCATCTTGATCCGCTAGGGACTGTTACTGAAACACCACTATTAACTGTTAGTGGCCCTGTAGACATAGCGTTTGTACTTGCTGTTATTGAATAACTTGTTGTAATAGTTTGTCCGTTCTCGTAGAAGATAGCATCAGAACCACCACCTGAAGCTCCTCCACCGCCACCAATAGCTCCCCACGCAGAACCATCATAGCCCTCAAAGGAACTATCACTAGAATTAAATCTTAAATAACCAGCACTAGGTGAGACATCTCTCTGTGCTGTTGTACCTGCTGGCATCTCAGCAGAGCCTGTAGCAGATGTCTTAGCTACATAGTCTGTTGTATCAAATGCTTTAACTTGTGCTAGGTTAGTGACTTCACTGTCCATTAACGCACCAGCAGCAGTAACGTTATCTACGTCTGTTACATCAGCACTGGCTTCAATACCAGATAACTTTGTTTGTTCTGCGTCAGTAAACGCATTAGTATCTGCGTTACTCTCGTATGCAGTCTTAATCTCACCAGCAGTTTGATCTGCAGTAGCAGATGCTTCTATACCAGCTAGTTTAGTAAACTGTGCATCAGTAAACGCATTAGCTTCTAACTCATAGGCAGCTTTAATCTCAGCACCTGTTTGATCTGCTGTTGCAGCAGTCTCAATACCTGCTAACTTAGTTTCTTCAGCAGTAGTATAAGATGCAGTAGTAGCATCGAGTACAGCAGAGTGTGCTTGTACGTCAGAGCCTATAGTTAAACCAAGATTAGTTCTTGATGTTGCTGCACTTGCTACATCAGATAAGTTATTAGCAGCCTCTAGTCCACCACTACCTGTTGTAATGGTTTGCCATGTTGTTCCATTCCAGACATAGATAATGTCATCAACAGTGTCGTAATACATTGCTCCTTCAGCTAACGCATTACCATCATTGTCAACGGTAGGAGCAGATGACTTAGCGCCTAAGTACCTGTCATCAAAAGAATCAAAAGATGCAGCAGCAGCAGTAGCCGAACTAGCAGCAGCCGTTGCAGAAGATGCAGACGCTGTAGCAGAACTAGCAGACGCTGTAGCAGAACTTGCGGATGCAATAGCAGATGTTGAAGAATCAGATGCTGACGTTGCAGCAGCAGTAGCTGAACCAGCAGCAGCAGTAGCCGAACTAGCTGCTTCTGCTGCCTTATCAGAGGCTACGGAGGCTTGATTAGCAGCGTCTGTTGTAGCATCTCCTGATCCTCCAGCCCCTCTCCATATAGCCATTTTATTTCCTTACTTAGTTGCGATATACATCGTGACTTCAAAACCAAATCTCATCTCAGTGTATTCAGGCTTAGTCCACATAGTGTTTCCTTTGTCGTAGTTTAAGTATTTGTTGTTTCTTGTGGTTATCTAGTTCACGCTTACGGCAGAAGTCTTGCCAAGACATAACACCCTCCTCTTAAAGAAAGATGCGTTCCTTCGGTTTCCCTACTTCCGTCCTAATGGATGAACGACAATAATGAAACTCCCTAGACCTTGTGAGTCTAGGGAGATATTACAACCTACTTAATTAAGCAGGAACAGCGAGAGCTACAGCAGCATCGTCACGAAGCTCAGCTACACCGTAAAGCATATCTGATGTGAACAATGTTGCAAGCCACTCTTGCTTGTACTGGGTCTGTGAACGTACACCCATCTGCTCAGCAAGACAGAAAGCATCTTTATGAGCCATGAGACAAATACGGTCAGCACCAGAGCTTCCAGCACCTGAGTCAGCGTTGGTTGTCACAAAGGCTTTAACACCATAGAGATCACCAATCTGACCATTACGGATCGTGTTGTTTTGTCCTTGCTCACCAACAAAAGACTCAGAACTAAATCTGTCAATACCCATGAGAGTATTTCTTGTTGTAGGTGGAACAATTAAAAAACGATCTGTCATAGGAACGTCAGCATCGTCAAGTCGCTGAATAGAACGTCTGATACCTGCATCAGCCAATGCAGCAGCATTAGAAGATGAAGAGTTATAGACAGTAGTTCCATTAGAACCAATGAATGCGTTAGTAGTTGAAGATGCTGTAGAGTACGCAGTACCTGAACCAGCAGTACGACCTAGCTGAATCAAGTCAGTATCTACTTGTTTAGCAATAGCATGACCAGCGTCATCAGTGTAGAACTTTCGTAGAGAGCTAAGAGCTTGTGTCTCAACAATGTCCTCAATGAAACGTGAGTATTCGTAGTGCTTGTTGATGTTGACCAGAACCTCGTTCTCAGTTGCAGCAATAAGCGTTACCTGAGTTGATGCTGCCTTTGCAGACGCTGCACCACGAGTAGGTTTAGGAATGTGAAGCACATCACCTTTTTTGCCTTTAAAAGACATCTTGGAGAACAAGTTAGCAGCGACAAGATTAGCCTTGTATGCTGCAACAATCTCATCACTCCAAATCTCAGGGATGAACTTCGCTGCGGTAGTGGTTGTTACATTATTAGTACCTAGTGCCATTTCTTATTTCCTTTTCATTTAATAGACTCTTCCTTCCTCATAAGCGAGAAGGATTTCATCTGCGTTAGCATAGTATTTTTGCGGATCTCTTATAAGTAGCTCTTGAAAAGCCTTCCGACTATATTTCTTTTTAGAACCGATTGAAGCAGAGCCTGTATCAACAGCAGCAGCTTTTAAAGACTTAACTCTAGATTCTTGAGAATCAGGAGTGATTTGTTGCTGTAATTCTGAATTACTTTTAACATTTGAAATAGCCTTCCAAGTGCTAATAAGTTCAGAAGCAGCTTCTAAATCATAACCTTCGTTAGCTTGTTTATGTAGTTTTTGTCTGATTGGAGAACCGTTTATCCACTCTTTAAACTCAGAGGTATTCACTGTCTCTTTAAAATCAGGAAACTGTTGTTGTAACTGTTGTAAAGCAGCTTGAGCTTTTACCATTAAAGCAGCCTCTTGAGCGTCTTTAATAGCTGGATGATTACTAATGCGAGCATCCATTGCTGCCGTAGGTTCTTTAAAAAATGTATCGTTAGGGTCTTCCTCAACTACAGGCTGGTCTGTCGCTTTGTTTTTAAGAAGTTCACGTTTTGTCATTTCATCAAAAAACTTACGATGCTCACCTACTTCTCTGGCTTGCTTTCCTATAAGTTTCTCAGACTCTTGGTGCATTTTGACAACATCTTCAAAAGACTTACCTCGATATTTCTCAGGTAATTCAGGTTGTTCTTGAACAGCTTTTACTTGCTCTTCAGGAGCCTGTGCTTCTACTTGCTCTTCTTTAGATTCTTCACCTACCTCATCAGGTGTAAAGTCAAGGTTTTCTTGTAACGGATCTTCAAACTTAGCCATATATAAAAACTCCTGTCACTATGTGATTATAGGATATAAAAAATGCCACTGGACGCTCAGCCTCTGCGTTTTTCAGCGACTCTTGTTGCTTCTTCGTGTTTTCTAGCCCAAGCATCGGCTGCTGTAGGAAAATCACCAGTGATTCCTTCAAGCGCAATACGCGGTGCTGAGATAATACGAAGTGACATACACTGACAAACAGGACACTCAATAGCGTTTACCTCTGAGTCAATATATTCTTCTGTGGTATGACCTTCGCCACACCTAAATTCAAACATTCGTTTACTCATTGTTTAGTTGCTCCCACGCTTCCTCAGAAAGTTTTTTGAGAGTTCTAATCCAATGTAAAACGTCTAGCTGTCCTTTACGAAAGTTTAAATCTTCAAGGCTTTGCGTAGCCATTAGATTGTTTCTTTCTTCAATCATTCTTTCAACATCTGTCAACAAATCTTCATAACCTTTTGTTCCCATCATGTTGAATCGTTCTTCGTAATACTCTTGGAGTTCTTTATCCAAAGGGAGTTCTCCTGTAAATGTAAATAAGAATCATTCCTATTTAATTGAGGCTTATCCTACCACAAATAGAACAGTTTGTCTAAATTATTTGCTTATATAACTTTTTATTATAAAAAATCGTATTTATATAACAAAAGAATTGTACAAAGTATTTACTTTTGTGAAATTAGGTCTTAAAATAGATTCAACACTTGAGAAACACACAACAACTAGGAGATTCAAAATGAAATTAATTAGAACACGCCACTTCGACAACACAGTTAGATTAGTGCTAGTTGGTCAGAGAGGTAGAAAATGGACTAAGGCAGTTGTACTGACTACACCGATCAGAGTCGTAAAAGTGGATAACAAAATAGCTGACCGCTTTGAGACTTTCGAGGGTAGTATCCCAAAAGCAAAAAGGTTAGCAAGAGAGTTTGCTTCTTGGACCTACTCGGAAGGCTTGCCAAAAACATTAACCAACTTCTTGAAAGGAGTTTAAGAAAATGAAAGTATCAAAAGAAGCAATGGCGTGGTACAAAAAAGCCGATCAAGTATGGACAAGCGTTGGTGAAACCTCGCACGATAACGTATCGTGGAAAGAAGATCGTATTTGTTTTAAGACAGCTTCAAGAGCAGCAAAAGCAATGTGGAAATCTGAATTTCCTAAACAAAGATTTCCTTTTGAAATTATTAAGACAGCAGGTAGAAGATCTAACTGGGTTCGGAGAGGTGTGCTGTCAATCAACACTCAAAGAAACTGGGCAGCTTTAGTTCATGACTTTGGTCATTTGATGGGAATAATACATCAACGTAGAAACAAAAACTGGAAAACACATCACTGTGCGGAACACGCAATCATGGAGTGGAAACTAGCCAGAATGATTGTTGATAAAGGTTACATCGACAAGTCAAAAGAACAATTAAAAAAAGGGACGTAAGCCCCTCTCTTTATTGAGTCATCCTTTTCTCTTGCATTTGCTTATCAACTATCCTCTCTTTTGATTCAATATCTTTTTCTTTAATCATCAGATCAGCAATCTTAGCTCTCTTCTGAAACTCTTCAGTGTCCTCATCTTTAATGTTAGCTGACAAGTTTCTAATCATGTCAGTCTTAACCTTGTCCTCCATCAGAGAAGCCTCAACCATTATCTTCTGAGCATTCGCCTGTGCCTCTTGAGCATCAGCCATAGACTCTTGCGCTCTAGCCTGTAACTCAGCAGTCTGGGCTGCGAGGTACTGCAACTGAGCTTGCTGTGCTTGCATCTGCATCTCTTGAGCCTGTGGATTAGGCTGCGACATTTGCTCTAACTGAGCCATTAACTGCTCTCTGTTTAACAGACCAGAGGTAGACACGATGCTCTTTAGAATGACAGGGACAATAGGAGACTTTGGTCCTAGTGTCTGTAACAAACCAATCAACTGCTGCTGCTCATGCTCTCTGGCTAAAGCACCAATAGAAGACATCGTAGTAAACTTGAAGTCTTTCATCGGATAGCGTTCTGGGTCAAACTGCATATATCGATACGCAACCTTTTTAACCATCGGTATGATGAAGTCATCCTGAAACGATGCCATCGCTACCTTGTTCTTTTTAACGATAGCAGACATGGCTAAAGACATTCCCATTCCGTTGTTCTGTCCTCCTCCTGCTGCACTCTTGACCAACTCTGCCGAGTCTAGTGTGCCTGTTGCTTGCAGCAGCATTGCTTCAAAACCTTTTGCTGTTTCATAGTTAGAAGCGTCTGTACTCCCAAACTTAAACGGTTGTAATATTTCTGCAGGATTGCCATTAGTCAGTATGTTTTTACCAGCTCTGACTTCAAACTTCATACCTCTCGGTAATCTTGTTGCATCTATGCCCATCATAGGTGCAGTTGTTAGTGCTAAGGAGTCCATATGAGAGCGTAGTTGAGCGTCAACAGCTTTTTGCATGTTATATGCCTTCTCAACTGTTCCAACTCCGTAGAACAGCTTAGGACGCACTTCAGGTCTATAAATGACGATTGGACGGTCTTCCATCATGTATGGAGAGCGTTCTGCCTTCAAAAGTTGAGAATCATTAGCAATAACGATGACAGCCTCGACTAAATCAGCCATTTCAGCAGCTTCATCGTCATCTGGGAACAATTCTTCTGCTTTTTGCTCTACTTCACCTGAAGATTCTAATAAATCTCTTGGAACCAGCCCATAATACCGAATTACCTTAACTTTATCGTCTTGATACTCGGTTGCTTCAAGTTTAGACGGTTCTATATCGTCATCTTCATAATATGGCTCGATATCTACCTTTTTATAGACCCCAGAAGCCATTCCACGCACTATTTGATGGTAACTGATGTATTCTTCAACAGCTACGCCTAAAGATTCATCAACTGAGTCAGCATTTGGGTCTACTAAGAGATTACGAGGGTGAACAGGCTTAACTTTGACTGTTACCTTCTCTCTTTCAGTAACTCCTACCTCTGCCATGCCTTGTTCTGGCATTTCTTGGGTAGTAGGGACACGTTCTAGCTCTGTTTGAACTAAAACTTCCCCTACACCTGTCCCATACAGCTCTGCTAGTTTAACAATCGATGATACGTTGTTGATGTAAGCGTTGTTATGCGTGTCTTCTAGTAGAAGAGACTGCATAAGCTCAACATCTGCACTGTTTTGATCTAATCCGTCATCACTTATTTCAAACAGTTTTCCGGATCCAGCAAAGCCTTCCATAGTTTCCGCAACCCTGTTATCAACAGCTTGACGGGTGGCAGGACTAATGATTTTACTACGCTCACTGTCCCTTGTACGATCTTCCGCAGCCCAAACTCCATAATATATCCTTTCATATTCATCCCACTTGGTTTCATAATTAGAGTCTCTCCAGTCTCTCCACTTGTCACAGTGGTCAACCACGAAAGACACCAGCTCTTTCTCACTTTGTGTTTCAGGTGCTTCTTCTTCCATGAAATCTGTATTATAGTTTTCAGCCATATTATTTCCCTACCTTAAAATTCTCTAGTGGAGTACCTTTTTTATAATTCTTAGCGTAGTCTAGTGCTTCATCTTCTGTTTTAAACTCTTTAAAATTTCCTGTACGCATAGCATGATCCAAAGCGTTTTTAAAGTCTTTAAACTCGTAAAGCTCTCCAGTTTCAGGCATATATTGGATCATAGGAAAAGCTATAGGTCTACCATCTACTGTTGTGTTTGACATTAAATGCGTAGCGTATCTTTCTTGATCCATGAACGCACCTTTTTCTGTCTTGTCAATGTAAGGATAGTTCTGTGGATTGTTTATTCTATCTATAAATTCTGGTTCATTCTTAGGCATATTAATATCCTGATATCCAGTCTAAGGGTTCGTAATCATCATCTAAATCTTCAAAGTACATCACTGCATTAGCTATCTGAGCAATTAAACTTACTGAGTCAACCATGTCATCATGCACACCAGTAGTAGGAAAGTTAAGCAGCTCGTCTTTAAACTCTTTAACCCAGTCACCATCACAAAGTTCTACCTGCTTATGTTCGAACCTACCTTGTAAAGCACCTACGACTCTGTCTACCTTGCTTCTGTTACCTATCGCTATTTCTTCTATTCTTGGGTAGATGTTTTGTTTTAACATCATCTCGGTTAAGTAGGGCATAACAGCTCTCATCAAAGAACCTTTTTCTATTCCAATTACCTGAATGCCGTATAACTGGGTGTGCTTTAGGATTCTCTCGCATACCT